TTGATTCAGCATTAATCTTCGTCTTGTTTCCGTAAACCAATCCATTACACCACCCCATTAATTATTATAAATACTACACCATTATTCTTTTTAAATGACATTTCATAAAATTTACTTGTTTTTGGTGTAAATACATTATTACTACAATCCGTGCCACTTATTTTACATCCTGTAGGCAAAGATACAGATATGCTAGTTCCAGTCTTAAATGAAATATATCCATCTTTAAAACTACTTGCAAATCCTGTTATTATTAAGCTTGTAAGTGTGCCTAATTCATAAGCATAAATGTTTTCAAAGGTCGAAATGGTTTTGGTTGTTGATACTAAATCAGAAATATTGATTACTAATGATGTAGGTTTATATTGTGAACCGTCATATATTTGCACTTGCCCAGTTGTAGGCATAACATTAGATACATTTACATTTTGTAATGCAAAAGCATTAGTTTTCTGTGCTCCAGATTCTATAGCAAAAATTCTGCTATTTAATGCTCTGCCTTGATTAGCAGAAAGAGCATTAACTGTATTTGTTGATGTAAGAATATCTTCAACAATATTCTTAGTTGCATCCGTTGCAATGCCTGAAAGCTTAGTTTTTTCAGAGGTGGTATAATCATTTTCAGATAAACCTTTGCCTGTTATCTTGTCAACTTTATTATTTATTTGCCCTTGAAGTTTTTGAATGGCACTTTTTACAGTATCTGTTGGAGAAATAGCAATATTTGTTAATGCGCCAAGAGTACCAATGGCTGTTATTGAAAACCATTTTGCAATTGCTTGGAATACTCTTAAAGCAGTCATAATTTTTATATTATCTGTTCCTGTTTCAGCTTCAGTCTGAGTTGACTTTTCGAGAGCAGTATCAATATTACTAAAGTTATAGTTAAAATCCTCAACATTTACATTATCAGTTGCCTCTGGAAGCTTTAAGTTATAGTTGGGTGTGTAATTCATTTTATCCCTCCCTAAAGGTTTTAATATTTGCCCAAGTTAAAAGCGATGCTTGTTGCCATGTCAAATTTAATAGCATAAACCAAGTATTATATGTATAACTAAATTCAAAAGCTAGATGAGCAGGCTTTATTTCTTCAATTGTGTCCCTTAAAGCATCCATATTTTGAGGAATGCCCTTGGTTCCAACAAATTTAACAATAAACCGATATTCTTCAGGTAATTCAATTATCTCAACTTCACCACCTGAATATGCTTGAGAAGATAGCTTAATTAGTTCTTTAGTGGTTGTTCCTGTTCCTCGAATTTTCGCTATAATAATCTCACGTCTGAATTTATCGTTAAGAGTTGGATTGGATGGTATGCCATATTCCTCTTCCCAATAACTCAAACCAAAGCCTGTTGATGTTTGTATGAATTTCTGTTTTTGCATAGTGTCAATAGCGCTTTTTATTTCATTGGCTTGCACACTTACAGCGCATTCAATAATATTCATCTCGACAACATCTCTTAAGCATTCAGGCAGATATTCAACTAAATTAAACATTTAATTCACCTCACATGAAACTAAAACAGGAGTATCACTATCAGCTAAAGAAATATTTGTTGTTCCACCATTAATAGTTAGTCCTGTATAGTCAAGAACCCCATCAGTTGCCAGCAATAAAGCACCTATTTTAGGATAGCTTATATAACTTACATCTAATGCAATAGACTTAAAATATTCATTAACTACCTCTTCAAATGCTGTTTTAATGCCATTTAAAACGAAACCTGAAGCAATAGTAATTGAAACTGATATAGTAATATTTTTTGCAGTTGCACTGACAACAGTAACTGTTGCTCCAATTGGTCTGACATTTTCTATGTGAGAATAAACGTCGTTACAAAGTGCTAAAGGAGCAGGCTTTTTTTCTGTATCTGCAATTACTACTTTTACAGTGCCAGCTCCATTCCAAAGCGGAAATACCTTTGCTGAGCCAACTCCTGCAACCTCAAATGCCCAGTGTCTATACTGATTAGCATTGCCGGAGGTAATTGGTTCTTGAACTTTAAGCTTATATCGGTTATACAAAGCCTCATCAGTTTCTTCATCAGCACCATAAACAATAAATTCATTTGTCAAAGTGGCTGTGCCAAGACCTGATATATTATCAATTGGAAGCAAGTTTACTGATAAAATATTGCCTACTTCGCCATCAGTTTCACATTCAAGAATAAATTCACCATCTGCTATTTTTGAAATTGCTTTAAAAGAAATATTTTCAATGCCAAATCTGCTACCTAAGTCGATATTAAAAGGAATGCCAGAACCATCAGTAAAAGTCGCTTTGCGTTGTGCTTTTATTGCAGAAATACGAGCAATTGCAACTTCACCAACAAGCATATCAAGATAATCACCACTTGAAGTACTTGCAAAAGCAAGCTGTCTTTCAAGTTCCATGTCAACATACATTTGTGCTAAGACTGCAGCACATGGGGCAAGAGCAGTATAAATAATGCTTCCCTCACGTTTATCCAGTTCATCTGAAACATTATCAAGCATTGATTTTAAAATTTCCTCATAGGTTTTCATCACTCATTACCTCCGTTGACAGATTTGCAGAGCCATAAATAGTATCAATAGTGAAATAAACAGTTTTATCAGTATAATAAAAATCTCTAATATCTGTTATTCTGTTATCTACGCTTAATGCATCCTTAATCATTCTTCTTGATTCAGATAAAACAAAAGCCTCATCCTTTCCGATGAGGGTTTCAAGTTCAGAGCCATATTGCCACGTATAGATTAAGTGCTTATATCGTGGAGTTTGAAGTGCAAGATATGCAGCCTGAACAACAGCTCTTAATCCATCAATTTGAGATACAAGACGATTGTCAGATATGCCCCATGTTTTTGATTGTTGATTAGCAATATTTTCAGTTGCCTGAGTTATCTCTGGTATCATAAATGCACCTCTCTTTTTTCTTCATATGGCTGAATTTTATCAAGAAGAATATATTTTGTACCGTCAAGAGTTGATGGTCTACAAAGCAACAAAACACCATCACCAACACCTAATGGTGAGGAAAAAACACGTTTATAACCTTCACAGTTATAAATATCAATGCCAATGCAATTGCTTGTAACATAAATGTTTGGTGATGATATTTCAAGACGTTGATTTATTCGTATCTTTAGAGGTTTGACCGATGTAACCACTCCTGTAATAAAACCACCACGACCAGTTTTGTTAAGCAAATTTGTGACTATTTCTTTTACCTGTTCAACTGTTGTAAACACTGTTTCAACCCCCTTTAAACTATTTTAAAATCTGCTTTTATTGTATGCCCTGTACTTTCAAAAGTATGAGATGCATAAGTGCATAGCAAAAAGTCTTGAATGCTATGTTTTGGTATGCTTACACAAATAACATTGCCAGCTCGAATTCGCTTATCACCAGTAATCTCAACAGTAAGCTTTTGCTGGACTTTATTTTTAAGCTTTAGATATGCATCAGCCATCGCCTTAATCTGTTCAGGATTAAGATTGTCATCAACCTTTTCAGTTAGTTGCAATGTTCCCCACTTTTTAATAGTGGAGCTGTCCTTTGCGACATAGAGCTCACGCTCCCCAGTATTCTTGTTATCCCTAATAAGCTTAATCTGATTATATGTATTATCATCAATGGAGCGGTCATATGAATAACCATAAAGAAGCCACTCAGGGTCAATAACAATATCTGATATTGTGGTGGATATATTTTTAAGTTCAACTAAACCACAGTTGTCTTTTATAAAAAACATTTGATTAGTTTTTGTCATTGTAGCAACCAAGCAATCAGAAATAATATCAAGAATAGCTTTGTTATCAAAAATAAGCTCTGGAAGCTTGAATACTGTATTTTGAATTTCACCAGTTTTAATTTTAAAGTCATTGCATATTTGCTTTAAAGCACTTGATGCAGGAATTCCATTAAAAACATAGGTTTCATTTGCTTTTAAATATCTTAACTGGTCATAAGCTGTAATTTTTATCTCATCAGATTGGGAATATCCAATTTTAAAAACATAGCCTTCAAAGTAATTTTCAGAATCAAAGGCGAAAACTATCTTGTTGCCTTCCTCAATTTGAAAATCAAGACTATTAAAAATACTAAAGTTTAGAATTCCTGATTTATTAATATTATCCTCAAAGCTTACAGAGGTCGCTAAAAACTCGGATATATCATAAATCTCACCACTGTGATTTTGTATAAGAAGTGTTGAACTCAAAAGCCTTTACCTCCTCCACCATGGGTTCTTCCTGAAGATGATGTATGTACAGAGGCTTGTACACCGGAATTAAAGTAGCTTGGAGCTGATGCTGAAGTATTAATAGCGTTAGCCGTTTGGTTATTTTTAGCTGATTGAGGTGCAACATAAGTATCCGTTGCAAAAGCAGGAATATTTAAAACCATATTTGGATAAATCATATTGTTCTTTATAGAAGGGTTTGCTTTAAGCAAAGTAGGATATTTATTCCCGCTTCCGTAATAAAGCTTTGATATTGCCCAAAGAGAATCACCAGAGCGAACAGTATATTTTGTTGATGAAGGTTCTTTCTCAATTCGTGATGGAGCGACCGCTTGAACATTTGCTGAAGAATTTCTAGGAATATTAACAGTATTTTTAAGTAAAACTTTTTTAGCTTTTGGCTCAAGATATTCTTTTAAAACTAAAGTATAGTAATACTCGCCTTCTTCACCAAACTTTTGAACGTGCTGAAAGCCTGTTATTACACAAAGCAAATTAATATCCGTTTTATCCCCTGTAACAATAAACCGTACAGGGGATTTTTTGTTAAACAGCTCATAAATTTTATTAACATAATCAATTGCCGGAAGCGGACTTGAAACAGCTAAAAACGGATAGGATTTATCTGTAAACAAGCTTTTAATGGTTAGTTCAATAGATTTTCTATTGCCCATTTTGACCACTTCACCAAAAGAAATAATGTCATATTCCTTTGTGTTGATTGTTGATGAAAATGTTAAATCCTCAAAAGGATTAACAGGAAGCTGCATTCCTGCTATAAATGTTTTTATCATTATCGGCACACCACCTTATCAAGGTCAGATAAACCAATCTCAATTTCTGCCTGTGTTTCTGCTTTTGCTTTTTGCTTGATTGTTTCCCAATCCTCACCATTCTTAACTTCGGTTTGCATATTAACTCCGCCTTGGTACTGCAAATAATAGACATTAGTTTTTGCACCTGCAGCTGACACCAATAAATCCTTATCTCCACTAGATAGCTTCGATTCGGTATCATCATAAACAATATACATGAAGCTATTTAAAGCATCAAATTGGTGCAATGCCTGTTCTTCAGCTATATCAGATAAGTATTTTAAAGATTGATTTGATATGTCAACTTCCTTATCAAGTCCACCGCCTGTGACATAGACGTC